TTTTATCCGTACGCTTAGAATTTTTTCCCATTCCAGAAACAAGTTCTTTAGCCATTAAACTCCAATTTTAAAAATTACGCCATTCACCCATAAACTTACGTGGGGGTTTTTTAATTTCAATACCTAATTCTTTTAGTTTTGCTTCGTATTCCCTGCGTCCTGGACCAACTTTTTTAACAGGTGCTTTACCAGTTTCTTCAGGTGTAAGTTTGCGATTAGCAGCACGCTTTCTAGCCGCAGCCAATCTTCTTTGTTCTTTTAATTTTTTTAATGCTTTTTTACTTAAGGGTTTAGCAACTGCTTTACCTACGGCTTTACCTGCTCCACCAATTGCTTCGCCGCCAAGAATTTTTATTTTGCCTTTATTTATATTATTTTGAGTATATAAAATACGACTTTGGTTACTACGACTTTTAGTTTTTTTCTTTGGTGCCATTACTCTTCTTCCAAAAAGTTGGTGTCTGGATTTACTAAAATATCTGTTGCGTGTGCAAGCATTCCATTTAATTTCCAAGGCGGTGTTTTGTTATCAGACAATGCTTCAATGTGATATTGATTATCAGCATCTATAAACTCTGCAACTAAAATCAAACTAGTAGTTAGCGCACCTTGCGGAAATCTTGCTTTAGCATAACCATCAATGGCTTCTCTGAATAGTTTGACATACTCTGGGTATGCATCAACTCTATCCATTTTAACCTGCTAACTGTGAAATTAACTGCGCTAGTCCTGCTGGTGGTGCTGCGGGTGCTTCTGCAGAAGGAACCCCTGGGGTGGCTTCAACTGGAGCAGCAGGGACGGGTTGCTCAACAGGAGCCGTTGGACTACCGCCAGGGGCAACTTGTGGGGCAGCCGTAGGTTGTGGCTGCGGTTTTTCACCAAAAACTTTTTTAACTGCTTCTTCAATTTGCGTACCTTTTTGACGCTCTTTGATTACATCAGCAATTTGCATTACTAGTTCAGTTGGTTGTTGTCCCTGCATAGCCATCTGTGGTATAGCGGTAGCTAATGCAGCAATAGATGCGTTTAAGTTATCACGCATTTTTTGAATATCAATTTTTTCTTGTTCCTTGCTAACGTGCATACTCCAAGGAAGTTCACGCATAACAAAATCTCTTGAAATTAAATCTGCGCCTAATGCTTGTAGCGCAAATATAAGAGCACGAGATGGGTCAAGTCCACTCATTAAACCATAGCGAACTTGAATGCTATGGTCATTTTTAATATCTTTGCGTGGACTGTAAACAATTTCGTAAGGAGCACCTTTGTTAGTTCCCGAAATAGTTTTTTCAGACGGAAATAGTTTCTCATCCATTTTAAAGCAAAGCGCAATTACATCTTCAAAGGTGTCTGATAATATTTGTTGACCAGTCTTAACCTGAGTGTCAAATGCACCTAGTAATGCTTGTACACCTTGGCCTGTAATAATGGAAGCATCTATGTTTCCGCTACGACCTTCTGGGTAACGCGAGCCAAGACGCATTTCTCTTTGTAAAATTTCTGCTTCAGCAAACGCAGCAGGTGGAACTTCTAAGCCTACACGGCGAATGTTCTGCGGTTGAGCAGTTCTGAGAATTGCATCTGGACCAAAAGCGAACTCCTGTACGTCGTTTGGAACGGCTAATGGAGAGTTGATTGATTTTTCAGCAGCATCCATAGCCAACTGTGCAAATCTGGCACGGGCAATCTGTACCCAAAGAACGTCATCAAACTGTCCTCTAGGCTCAGAGTCAATGCCAGGTCTTTTAGCAACACGAACTGTTATTTCACCCATTGGGTTTTCAGCGCGTTGCAAAAGTAAATTACCTCTAACGGGTAAATACAAAACAATTTGCTCGTCGTCTTCGTATCTAACTAATTCTAACATCGAATATAAATCAACATTATCGATACCAGTAGGACCAATAATTTGCGATTCGTACTCTGGGAACTCAGCAATAAGTTCTGCTATAGTTTTTACGTAGCGCTTTGTGTAAGAAATTATACGACCATAACGGTCAAACTCTGGATAAGCGCCCATTGGGTCATCAATGCGAATGCGCGGCAATTTCTTTTCAAAGTGCGCTTCAACTATAATTGGCAAAAAACCATAGGATAAATACCAGTCGGCACCAGTATACATTTGAGTTTGAAGCCGAGAAGTCTCAACGTAGTTATTAGCAATTAAAGTTCTTTTATCAGCAAAGACTCTGGCTCTATCTGAAGAAGTATTGGCAGTTGAGCAGTTAAAAGAAGGCAAAGGTGCTAATACTTCAGATACATCTCTGGCTGCAACATCAACAAAGTTAGCAACCATAGCCTTGGTCGCGCCCTCTGGAAACATATCTGGATAAACGTTGAGGACATTACCCCTACGTACTTCCAAGATATCAGCCATACGAGCGTCTCTCTCATAATACCTGCGCTTGAGAGATTCAACCTTGTTGGCTATTTGGTTAATATTAAGCATTTAAATCCTTATGCGTAAAATATATCTTGCTGTTGTTCAGCATATAGCTCATCTAAATCAACTACCATTCGATTATTTAATTGTCTGCGTGAGTGCCATTTAGAATTAGCAAAGGTCATAGAAAAACTACTACGCTCTACCCATTCTCGAATAATTAACTCACAAAACCATAACGCCATAACTAAGTCGCTAGGTTGTTTCTTGCTCATACCTGGCTTCCAAGTAATAAGCTGATTAATTAAAGCCTTAACACCTTCAGAACTAGCCGTAGACGGCAACTCAATAAGGTTAGTATTTTTTACAAATCTAAGGTCTCGAGTTTCTCCAAACAATGGAGCCATCGACGCAACCCCAAAATCCACATCCCATTTGTTGTTGCCAGTGAAATGTTCACGAAATACGATTCCACGAGAAGCGAAAAATTCACGTATCGTCTGGTCTCTTGTAAGGTATAACTGAAACGCATTTTTCTCCGCTACTACAACGTTAGGCTCATACTTAAGAGCCCAATCTTCTAAGAGCTGTTTAATTTTTTCAACCGTTGGTTCGGTCATATTATAAGCATCAAGCACAAAGCGCCTGTTAGTTTCCATATCAACAGCAATAACAACTGCAGCAGTTGCGCCACTCATTGCTGGGTCAATGCCCATAACGACTCTAAAGTTTCCGTCTTTAGGATGTCCTGGAGCGCCGAGTCTAAGTAAGCCAGATTTCCTAGTTCCATTAACAGAACCTTGCACTGCTAGTGGTGGGAACTGGGCATCGTCTTCAACATCTTGTTGTTGATAGACCATAGCCCAAGTTGAGGGGGTAACCTCTGAGCGCCTTTGGAATAGGGCAGGACCATCCCACTTAGGGAAAAATCCGTCTACGTCAGGTGTCGTGTCCTCATCGCCATCCCAAGGTCTATCAGACCTCGCCCAGAGGGTTACCCAGTCTGTAGGGTCTTCGGCTATTTCTAATACTGCTGGCATAGCCAAATAAGTAAACGGTGATTTACCACCGCTCCAATGTGCTGGATTTCTAAGTTCTCTATAAAGGTCCACTGCTCCAACGCGAGTGCCTACAACAAGCAATTTACCGTTCTTACCTAAACGAGTAATAACTTCCTGCTGCAGCCATTTAATCTGCTTTTCCCACTCGTGCGCGTTTGCATTTGTAATACAGTCATCAAGAATAATTAAGTCAGCGCGTGCGCCGTAAATCTGACCACCCATACCAAGAGCCTGAAGGGTGGGGTCTTTTTCTGACGAGTCTCTAGTTTCAGAACCCAAGTATACGGTGTCGGTTCTCCAAGTATCAGCGTCTTCTTTCCATCCACCCTCTGGCCCGTACATTTGCTGCATCTTCAGCCAGCGCGGGTGGCTCAAACGCTGTTTGATGGCGTAGATGAACTCCCTCGCTTTGTACAGAGTTTTGGACACAATAATGATTCTTACATTAGGGTCCATAGCCACACGATACGTACTATAGTTTACCGTTATCGTGGTTGACTTGGCGTGCTCTGGAGGTATATTTATTAAGATACGATTTCTAGCAGAAGGCTCATAAGTCATAGCAGGATGAACCCATTCTGGCTCACCTTGCTCTAGGAGCGATATAAAATTCTTTTGGTGCGGGAATACCTTCATCCCTAAGAACTCTTCAGAAAACTGTTCGAAACCTATTTTAAGCTTGTCTGGATTTTTAGCACCAGAGCGAACGTTGTCCCTATCGGTGCGGGCGTTGTCTAAATCCTCGCGAAATTTTTTATCAGACTTTATCCAGTATTTGACAGTATCTGGTTTTATGCCAGCAATCTTACTTGCTTCGACATTGGTCATCCCTGAAGCCAAGGCTTTAAGGTAGTCATCTTTTCTTTGGGCGGATACCGCTCTAAGATGATGGGAGCTTCCTGCTTTAGCTGCCATTAGACCTACTACTCCTATGATATAATTACCAGTAGTTAGTTACTACTATAGTAGAAAGTCCCCCCAAGGGACTTTCGTAATTACTACCCTAGTAGTAATAAATAATTATCTATCTACTTATATTAATCTGTTACCTAGGGTAAAGGTAACAGTTTTTTATGTAACAATTTAGTCCCTAAAGAATTACCCTTATTTTAGGCCCCTTTTGTAATAACCCCCAAAAATTCTAGAGGGGATAAGCACCAGGCCCAGTAATTGGCATTTAACACCCTGCGGTAGGGGTTATTCGTATTTACTTAATTACTAGATAGGTAGGCAGGGGGTAATAGGTAGGTATGGTT